TAATCCAGGATTAGAAAGTGGAGTAGTAAAATTAGACTATCTTAAAAGAGAGCAAGAGAAAGCTATTAAGCTTCCTAGTTATGAGAATACATTTAGGATGTTACATCTTAATCAATGGATGAGTTCTAGTAGTCGTTGGTTATCAGATGCTCAATGGATGGAATGCGACAAAGCTCCAGTTAGATTAGAAGATTATAAAGGAATGACTGCTTACGCTGGTTTAGACTTAGCAAGTGTAAGAGATATTTCTGCATTTGTTTTAATCATTCCTGAAGATGATAGATTTACAATTATTCCTTATTTCTTTGCTCGCAAAGATACTGCATTTGTAAGAAGTAGAAGAGACCAAGTAGATTATATAGGATGGGGTAAAGAAGATTTAATAGAACTAACTGAGGGAGATGTAACTGATTACAATTACATTAAGAAACGAATTAAAGAAGTTGCTGAAATAGTAAACATAAAAGAGATAGCTTACGATAGATGGAATAGTAGTCAATTAGTAATTGATTTAGTTAATGATGGACTTCCAATGATTCCATTTGGTCAGGGTTTCGCAAGTCTATCTGCTCCAACAAAAGAACTAGAAAAACTAATATTAGGAAAGCAATTAAATCATGGAGGTAATAAAGTCTTGAGATGGATGGCTTCTAATGTAGCAGTAAAGTCTGATCCAGCTGGGAATATTAAATTTGATAAGAGCAAAGCAACAGAAAAAATAGATGGGATGGTTTCTTTAGTTATGGCTATTGGATCTTATATGAATGACGATACAGAGGAGTCTAGTTATGATGATAGAGGTATTGTTTGGATATAATTTTTTTACCAAAGATATTAACACTAATTAAAAAAATTTTTAAAAAAATATTGAATTTTTAATAGTGTACTTTTGATTATCTTTGTATTGTAATTTACATCTTCTTTATGGGTTTATTAGATTTTTTTCGTAGTGAAAAAAGAAACAATAATTTTTTAAGAGGCAACTTTTCTCTAGGAGGAGCTGCTAATAAAACGGCAGTTACTACTGAATCTTCAATGACATTCTCAGCAGTCTTTGCTTGTGTTAGAATAATATCAGAATCAATAGCATCACTTCCAGTTAGAGTTTATCGAGTTGAAACAGACGGAGATAAGATAGAAGAAATATCACATCCAGTTAATAGACTTTTGACAAGAAAGCCTAATGACTTTATGACTACATACACTTTCTTAGATGTATTAATGAATAACTTATTGCTTGAGGGTAATAGTTATTTTTATATTGAGAGAGATAGTTCAGCTAGACCAGTTGGATTAATACCTATTAAAACTGAACACGTTAAGGTAATTAATCACGATGGAGATATTTATTACGATGTTAAAGATTATGAGTTAGCAATAAGGAAAGAAGATATTTTACATTTCTTTAATTTATCTTTTAATGGATATGAGGGAACAAGTGTAATAGGATCACAAAGAACTACAATAGGAACTTCAATAGCTTCTAATGATACTGCTAATAGTTACTTAGGCAATAGCTCACAAATAGGAGGAATTATTAAGCATCCTGGAAAACTATCTAAAGAAGCAGTACAAAGATTAAAAAACTCTTGGAATCAGTCAAGTGCTGGATCTTTTGTTGCTGGTAAAACTGCAATACTTGAAGAGGGTATGACTTTTGAGCAGTCAAAAATTAATGCAAATGATTATCAGCTTTTAGAAACTAGAAGATTTCAGATAGAAGAAATAGCTAGAATATTTAAAGTTCCATTAAGTTTAATTGGACATTTAGAAAAAGCTGCTAACTACTCAAGTATAGAAGCTTTATCTATTGACTTTGTAAGATTTACTTTGCAGCCTTATTTAGTTTTAATAGAACAAGAATTAAACAGAAAATTATTTAGAGAGAATGAGCTAGATAATTATTTTATAAGATTAGATTCTAATGGATTATTAAGAGGAGATTCTGCTGCAAGAGCAGACTATTACAGAGAGATGATTTCAATGGGGGTTTTATCTATTAATGAAGTTAGAGTAATGGAAGATTTAAATAGAATTGATGATGGCAATATTCATTATTTCCCTTTAAACTTTGCTCCAATAGGAACGACAAACGATTCTGAATAATGGCTTTAGCTGATATAAATACAAAGCCAACTCAAGAGATGGCCAACGAAGCGGAACAAGCTTTAGAATGGAGAGAGGAGTTTGGAAGAGGAGGAACAGAAGTAGGAGTTGCTAGAGCAAGAGATTTAAAAAATAGAGTTAATCTATCAATCAGAACTATTAAGAGAATGTTCTCTTATTTTAGCAGACATGAAATAGATAAAGAGGGGAAAGGATTTTATAGTAATGATGATGGTTATCCTAGTGCTGGTCGTATTGCTTGGGGATTGTGGGGAGGAGATCCAGGTTTTGCTTGGACTAAAAAAAAAATAAAAGAAATAGAAGAAGAAGAAAATAGAGATATTATGGAAAATAAAGAGTTAAGACATATCCAAAAGATAGAAGAAAACGAAGAGTCTATAATTATATATTACGCAAAAAACAAAGAAGATGTTGAGGTTGTAATAGATAAGGAAGAAGAAGTTACTATTGAAGAGGAAAGTCAAGAGATTAGAACAATAACTAACAAAGAAGTTAGAACTTTTAATGTATCAGATATTGAAGTAAGAAACGATGACGGGAAAAATGTTGTTGTAGGTTATGGAGCAGTCTTTAATTCTGAGTCAAATGATTTAGGAGGTTTTGTTGAGTATATTGCTCCAGGAGCTTTTGATGGTAGATTAGAAGATGACGTTAGATTTTTGATTAATCACGATGGTTTACCTTTAGCTAGAACTACAAACAATACATTAAGATTGTCAGTAGATGAAAGAGGTTTAAAATATGAGGCAGATATGCCAGATACAACTTTAGCTAATGACTTAATGACTTTATTAAGAAACGGAACTATTAGCCAGTCTAGTTTTGCATTTACTGTTGAAGAGGACTCTTGGGAAAATGTAGAGGGTAGAAACATTAGAACGATTAATAAAGTATCGAGATTATACGATGTAAGCTCTGTTACTTATCCAGCATATAATGAAGCTGGATCTTTTGCTTTACGCTCTTTAGAGAATTGGCAAAAAGAACAAGAAGAAAATAAACTAAATGAAAATTTAGAAAAAGAATTAAAAGAGGTAAAAAAAGAAGAAATAGATTTAAGAAGTCGCAGCCTCAGAGAAATGCGATTGAAAGTCTTAAAAATTAAATAATTTTTTTAATATGAAAAATAGTAAATCTTTATTAGAAGAAAGAGCTATAAATGTTGAGAAGATGGAAGCTCTAGTTGACTTATGCAAAGTTGAGGAAAGAGATATGACATCTGAAGAACTAACTAGCTTTGATTCTTTAAATGAAAAAGTTGAATCATTAAATTCAATGGTTGAAAGAAGTATTAAGTTTGAAAACTTACAAGCTTCTAAAGTAAAAAAGACTGCTCCAGTTTCTGAAGAAGTAAGAGCTTCTAAAAATTGGTCTTTATTTAAGGCAGTAAATGAAATCCGTAACGGAGGTAAATTAAGTGGATTGGAAGCAGAAATGCACCAAGAAGCAGAAAGAGAGGGTCGTAAGGCTATCGATGGTATTGGTATTCCAACAATGCTACAAGAAAAAAGAGCTATTGACCAAACGAACTCAGCTATTGCTCCAACGGCAGTAGGTGCTTTTGTTGATTCTTTACAAGAAGCTGGTTTATATTCTAAAGTAGGTATTACTAATTTAGGTACTGTTGCTGCTGATACTGTTCTTCCTATTGCTGGTGGATCTACTGTTGGATGGAATACAGAAGTAGGAACTGCTGCTAATGGTGGAGCTAACTTTGATAAATTAACTTTATCTCCTAACAGAGTGACTGGTTATGCTAATCTATCTAATCAGATTCTAGCTCAAAATGGACCTCAAGCTGAAGCTGCGGTTATGAATGACATGGCTCGTAATATGGCTGTTCAAATTGACGCTGCTATGTTTGGCTCTTCTAACGTAACTAATGCTCCTGGATGTATAGCTGGAACTTCTGGAGTTCTTACTTTTACAGAATCAGCTTCTTTTGATGTTGCTTCTGATATGTTAGAGGCTATTCAAACTATTGCTAACAATCATGGATTAGATGGAAATTTAGCTTTTGTAAATAGCTGGGAGTTATATTCAGCTATAAAAGCTGCTGCTCAAGTTGGCTCTGTTTATCCTCTTTATGTAGATAATAAATTAGCTGGTTATGATGGCTACTTCTCTTCTGCTCCAGCTTCAGTTGCTGGAACTTCTGGAGATGGTATATTCGGAGATTTTAGCCGCGTTTTCATGTGTTCTTTTGGTCCGATGAGTATACAAATTGACCCGTACACACGTGCTATTGAAGGTGAGGTTAGACTAATCTTAAATAACTATTTAGATTTCGGTGTTGCTTCTGGTGCTTCTTTTGTGAAGTATACAACTTTAAGTGCATAATTTTAACTGGAGAGAGTTTAATCGCTCTCTCCTTTTTTTACTTTTTTATATATGTTAAATTATAATTATTTCAGTATTGATGGATATGTAAATTATGGAAAGCTAGTTTTAAAAACTCCTCCAACTAATACTGCTATTACATTGGCTGAAGCTAAACAACATTTAAGAGTTGATTCTGATTATGATGATGACAATGATTATATTACTGCATTAATAGGAGTAGCTACTAATCAAGTTGAGGAGTTTACAAGAAGAAGATTAATAAGTCAGACTTATAATTTATTCTTTGATGTTTTTCCTCCTTATATTGATTTACAAGTTGGAATTATACAAAATGTAACTCATGTTAAATATTATGATAATAATAATGTTTTACAAACTTTAGCAAGTTCTAATTATGATTTAGATAATAAGATAAAGCCAGGAAGAATATATGAAAGTAATGACGGTACTTTTCCAGATACTTATGAAAGACCGAATGCAGTAGAAATAGAGTTTATTGTAGGAAGAACTGCTAACGAAGTTGAGGATGCTATAAAACAAGCAATGTTAATTATAGTTGGAAGATACTATGAGCAAAGACAAGATATTGTTTTAGGTACACAAGTACAAGAAATACCTTTAATGGTTGAGTATATGCTAACTCCTTACAGATTTTTAGAGTTATGATATTCGGAAAGTTAGACAGAAAATTAACTTTATATAATCAAACATTTACAACTAACTCTTATGGAGAGAGAATAGCTGGAACTCCTACAAGCGTAACTATTTACGCTGATTTTGATTTTAAAGCTGGTAAGACTAGCTATGAATCAGATGTATTTGTAGGAGAGCAGATGGTTGAATGTTTAATTAGATATAGGACTGCAATAGGTACGAGTCCA